AATGTTTAATTTATCAAGCCCATAAGTATATTCAAACTTTAGCTGCTCTTGACCTAGTTCGAGGAAGCTGATTTGTAGTGCATTCTGATAAGCTCTCTCTTGTGCTTGACGAACTACGTTTTCAGCTAGTCTTCTTGCATTATCTTTAGCTTGTGCAGCTTGTTGTCGTGCAGCTTCTTTTTGGGCATTAGCTCCAGACATTGCACCAAATAACGATATAGCTGCTGATGCTGCTTGTAAATACCAATAGCAGGTCACTCTCTCCAACAACCATGTGCCGAAGAATATACTTTGAAAGAACTGTAGAAATTTTCTCATGTTGATTCTACATTGAAACTAATTGTTGTAGCGAGAACATTCAATGGAGTAGGTGTTCTGTGCATAAGAGAAACAACTGGTGAATAATCAGCAGTTCCACCGATTGAAACAAAATGGTCTGTAGAATATGGTAGCTGTCTTTGGAAAGAACCAAAAGGTCTATCCCCTACTTCTGTCTTGTTTCCATCATATTCTATATCGAAGCTAAGTGAGTCCTGAACCTTTATAAGCATATCAGTGATTCTCTTCTTACTTCCGTGTGTAGTAGTGAAATCACTCATTGGCATATCAGGAGAATGAAAACCAATCTCTCCATCGTGAAATAATCCAGCGACAACAGTAGTATAGTCGAACGGTATAGATATGCTTCCATTTATAACCATTACTTCTTGATATATTTCATCGTCTATGATTGCCCAAATAAGCTGACCTTCAAACCTGTCATATCCAGATACTCCGGTAGAAGAACAGTCAAGCAGACAACTTGAAGTCATTACTTCGAGAGTGACTAAATCACCACGCTTAACTATCAGATAAAGATTATCTCTGCCCTCTACATTGTTTTCAGTAATACAGATTGATTTAACTGTTCCACCAAAATCATGACGTGCCCATGCAAGTTTCTGACTCCTTCTACTGTATGTAAGGCTGAACAAAAGACCCTTCTGTGTTCTTACCCATATCAGCCCATGTGGCTCTGATTGATAAGTGATCTCAATCACTCTATCATTCTCGAACAAGTGTTCTGCTAGAACGTTAAGATCATTTGAGATATAGCTCTGATCGTTGAAGTTAAAGTATAGTTCGCGTAGTTTCTTACCGTGACGCTGAACAAATATAACTCCACTATCTACAAACTCAGGTCTAACTCTATCTGCTCCAAATGAATCTTCTTTAGTTCCTCTAGTGTTCTCTGGATTAATACTATCAGAAAGATAGCTTGGACTTATCTGCCACACTCCTGAGTTAGTTCCAAGGAACAATACCTTACCTTCAATCAAGAAACTTGCATTTGCAATTCGAGTAGAATTAAACTCTGCTGTAATCGCATTCAATGCTGTAACAGTAGAATCAATTTCTGTAGGTGCGAAGTTGAAATAGTCTTGAGTAGATGAAGACCAAAATGTATTAGGCTGTAGGTTTGATCCATATGCTACTAATCTGTCTCTGTAGAAACATAATGCTTTCGGATAACCTCTAGTTGATCCCCAAGCTCCTAGTCTGAACTTCTTAGTTCTACCATTATTAGAGATGTTCCTTCCGTCGAATATGTCCCTTGGTAAAGGATCATTAGCATCTACTCGAACTGTAGTATCAGATACTAAAGAAGTGATCTTGCCCCATACTTGAATATCTGAGAAGTTCATCCTGAGTAGTAATCCAACATCAGCAGAAGTAAACAATGGATCATCTGCCTCTACCTCTTGAATAATCTCACGATCATACAACCTAGTCTTATCTTCAGCTAGACTACCAGCAGCAATCATTGTTACTGCTGCATCTACTTCTACTTCTACTGTAGATGTGAATGCAGTTACTAGATGCCAAGTGTTATCAGCAATCCTAATGTAATTACCCACACTGTATCTATCAAACACAGCTACGTTGTTTGTAATCTCTACGTTAGGAGAAGAATAAGTAATCTTCGCTTGCTTATCAGGTTCAGTCATTATATTGTCCTGAACCTCTACGATAGCATTTCTTGCATCAGTTACTTCAAGAACCTTGGCTAGAATATAGTCGCCATCCTCTTTGAACTCTACATATTTATCTACATCTTCAACTACAAAAGAATCTTCAAACGCTTCAAGAACCGCTCTGTCACTAATAGTAGTAGCCGTAAGATGCACATCAGATTCGTTCTGATCTAAGTAAGGACCATCTTCTTGCTCGATGTCCTCAATGGTCCATGCTTCTTCAGATAGTCTTGATAGCTTTTGGAAGTGCCTTCCGGTAGATATGACTAGATAGTCTCTAGCCTGTGCATAGACCATATTTGAAATATCTGTAGCAGTATATTCTGTAGATACTTCTATGTCAAGCTTTGTCTTGCCTTTGTAAATATAAATGATATTCGGTTGAAACAAAAGGATGTATCTGGTTTCGTCGTATTCATATTCAACCAGCTTAGATTCTACATCGGCAATCTCTGCAATGTATTCAGTGCCATCACGCCTAGTAAGTCCTCCTTGTGGTTTGGGAATAAAATTAGAAATTCGCTTTAACCCTTTGTAAAGCGAATCCAAATCAAGACGACCATCTAATGAGGGAGAAGTCTCACCTCTACTAAAGTCAGTCTGTGTCTTTCTAACTTTGGCCATATCCTAACCTGTCTCTTTCCCAAGAGGTCATATCAACAGCTTTCTTATTTCTACTCTCTCCACTATCCGCTGTTCTAGCTCTCGACAGTGCTATTACATATTCTTGATAAAGATCTTTACTCAATTGCATATTTGCAACGAGCGACACACACATTGAATGTGCGAGATAAAGAGCGAAAGCTTCGATGAAATCAGAAGAGTAAGATGCAGGGTTGTTATTAAGATAAACATACTTGATGCTGATAGGAGTAACATCAGCAAGAAGTTTACCATCATTCTCTTCATAGTGTTCTTCATCTAACAATACTTCGAGCCTGACGAGATCAGAAGGTAACGAGAATTGATAAGAAAATTCTGTATCAGGTGTTTCTGTTAAATGAGAAAGTGTCCTTCGTTTAGTAGCAAATCCCCAGAAATGCTGTCGAAGAACAAAAGACAAACAATGATTGTAGAACTGATTGCAAGCCCTACTAGCATTGTTTGCCTGTTCCAAGGACTGAATAGGTGGCAAACCTAGCTTACCTAAAGCTAGGTTGCACACCATAATCTTTCCGTCAAGTGAACTCATACTTGCACAACTTCAACCCACCCCTTGATGGTCTTGCTACCTGCAAATGCAGCTTTAGCTGTTGCAACAAGAACAACTTCCTTGTCCATAACTTCGCCGTAACCAGCATCACTATTTGCCAGTGAGCAGAATGTATCTACTCCAGCAGATGCTACACTGATTCCGTCAAGCAGATAATCTTCATCATCTGCCATACCAACTTGCACACACTTTTTAGCAGTAGTAGGTGTAGTTCCAGTTGCTTTGAAGATAGTGCCTACTTCATCAGAAGAAGCCCCTACATTTGCAAAGCTACCACCGGCTTCTACAATCTTATACCATTGACCAGTAGTGAGTGCAGTTACTTCAGTAGTGCTAAGTGTATCTGAATATCGACCATTGGCATCCATACCAAACAGTCCCAAATCCATAGTAACTCCACTACCCATTGCACCAAAAGCAATCAAGCCGTTGATGATCTTGTGATTTGCTGGAATTGCACACAACCCAATGTTATCACCAGAAGTTACACCATCTCCTGTAGCAAACTCAAAGAAAATTTTCTTTGATACTTCACCACGTTCAATAGCTGCCATCCTACTGTAACCATTAGTGTTACGTGTAGTCAGTGAATCACTAAGCAGTTCGAGATCTTCAAGAATAGTTTCAGACATAATTCCTCCTATTACTTAGTTTCATCACAGAGAATCTTTACAACTTTTTCTTCCCAGTTACGAACTGCTCCGGGCTGAATAGCTGCATAGAGTTGACGAGCATGATGTCGTTCAGGAATAACATCAACTGATGTCTTCAGATCGCCAAACATGCTAAGAGTAATTGCACTCTTAGGATAAGCAATACAACTACGAATAGAAGCTGCTTCGGGCAGCAACTGAGTGCGAAGGAAAGTGAATCCCATAAATGAGACAGGCTTTCCAGTCCTCAAATTCTGCTGTGCAGTATAGTCGTTATTGACTGCTTCTTCGATTGCAAGCATTGCATCCACCTGAGACTGCGTATAGATGAAATAGAGTTCTTCGCCACTGTTTTCATCATATGCTTCAT